TATCCCGACGACATAGAACGATTTAAGTTTCGTAAAGATGCTAAGATCTGTTTGTTCAATACTGACAACGTCCCTCACCCCTCAGCAAAAGAACAGATTGAATTGTCTGATTGCCTAGATGAAAACATTATTAGATTATGGAATTGTGAATGAGAGTCAATTACGTCTGTTGTAAATGGGGTACCAAATACTCCGCTGAGTTTGTAAACCGTCTTTATCGAATGGCAAAGAAGCATACTCCAGATAATTTTGAGTTTCACTTCTATTGCTATACGGATAACAGCGAAGGATTTGATGCTGAGATTAAAGTAATCGACTTCCCAGATATCCCTGACATCCATCCGAAATACTGGTTTGGATCTGAGGATTTTAAATACGGTATGGCACGTTGTTGGGACAGACCAAAGACGTTCATCTTCAATACACACAACTTCGCCGAAGATAAACCAACTGGCAGATTTGTATTCTTCGACCTTGACGTTATCATACAAAATGATTTGTCGCCATTCATTACGTATGACTTGGAGAATCCTACCAAGTTACGGTCATGGTGGCAAGACCCTCGCCCCATGAAGTCGCGCAACTTCAAGTTGGCACACGGTGCATATACCAATGGCAGTTGCATGGTGTGGTCAGATGATCAGACCGAATGTATTTGGCAGGATGTCCTAGAACATCAAGAGCGTATTTGGTTCACATTCACCGATGGAACTGACAACTATCACAGTTGGCGCTGGGGAGACTTCAGCAATACCCCTCTGTGGAAACATTTCCCAAGCACCTTTGCTTACTCTTACAATCGCGGACGCGACTGGGATTCTGGGGACCTAGAAGTCGGAATATATAGAAAGGATTGTATTTTGTGTGTGTTTAATGTGGACTTGCTTCCGTTTCAAGACAATCGCAGAGGCAAAGTGAAACAAGAGTCGCTTGTCGACCTCGATCTTTTAGAGCATTGGAACGTTTGATGATTAATATTTACACGGTAAAATGGGGATTTAAATATGATTCGGAACATGTTAATCGTGTTCTCGAACAATGTAGAGAACATATAACAACTGATTTTAACTTTTACTGTTTGACCGAACACCCGATTGGATTACATACCGACGTAATTGTAATTCCATTTCCTGAAGACAACTACTATGAGAAGTGGTGGAACAAACTATACTTGTTTGATCGAAGAGTTGTACCCCAATATGGAGAAAAACTATTTCTTGATTTAGATATTGGCATTCAAAACAATATCGATTGCATTGTAGACCACGATCCAGAAGATGGATTGACATTTGTTCGCACTCACTGGCACAACATGAGAAAAATGAAACGAGATACAAAAGATATTCCTCGTTCATATACAGATCTAAATTCCAGTGTATTGAGATGGAACGACAGATTAGATGGTAATAAGATTACCAAGTTTGTTACAGATTATCCAGATCAAATGTTTTTTCATTATCGCGGTCTTGATAATCTATTCGGTCATAAGAGAGAGCAACTATTAAAAATTAATTTTTTCCCCGATGGTTGGGTATACAGTTATAACTATGGATACATGTGGCCAATTGATGTGCGGGAACAAGTCCTTCGCGAAGAACCACTTATTTGTTTATACGATTCAATGGAAAGACCACAAGATGTTAAATTATAATTACTTGAATAATTACCGAAACTGGGGCGATGGATTAGATAAGATCGCTCACGAAATGCCGTATAAACATGACGATTTCCGTAAGTCCATGAATCCAAATACTATGGATGCTGCTATATGGATGGTAGAAGAACTACAGAAATGTATTGAATCAACCGAACAGTTGAATCTAACGATTCTAAATTCTTGGTTGGGATTCCCCCTTGTTCCACTTCTTTGTGAGAATCTACCTGTCAAGAAAATAAATCTGATCGATGTCGATAACGATGCATTAGAACTGTCAAAGGTTTTCAATCGTTACTATAATAACGAGAAAGGAATTGAACTCAACCATATCAATTGGGATGTTCCGTTTGCGTATCATGATATTAATGTGTTAGAAACAGATGTAGTAATTTCAATTGGGTGCGAGGCAATGTATCCTCTAAAGAAAATGACAACAGCAAATCCAGATTGTATCTTTGCATGTCAATCGTCAAATGTTTTTAGAGAGATGTATGGTATCAATTGTGTTCCAACAATCGAAGAGCATATCGAGAACGTTGGAGTTACTAATGTTCTCTACGAAGGACAGATTGAACAGTCCTATTATAGTTGGGATGGCAAAATAAACTTCGATCGTTTTATGGTAATAGGAAAGAAATAATATGGCAAGAGCAAGAGTCGTCGCACCACCCCCACAAGATTATATTCCAGAACCTTTAGTATCAGCACCACCTCCACCAGAGGAAGTGGTCGCGGAAGAATGGATCGATGGAAACTTCCAGGAAGAAATCGTCGAAGTTGAGATTATTGAACCCTCTCAAGAAGAACTTGATAGAGAAAAAATTGCGCAAGAAAAGCACGAAGAATTACAGAGACAAAAACTTGCAATAGAAGAAGAATCAAAAGTAGCGGCAGAAACAATTGCTAAAGCAAAAGACATTATAGAAAATCCGCCTGTTGTAATTGAGAAGGTAATCGAAACTGTTCATGTTACAGATCCAAAACTAGTTGAAGAATTACAAATCCTCAAAGAGGAAAATGAAAAACTTGCCAGAGAAAATACTGCAGCGGCAAAAATAAAAGAAGAACAAATTTTGAAGGCGCGAAAACAGGCAACCGACCAGAAAGGTAGTCAGTTGAATATGGTCGAAGCAAGAAAACCTTCTTTGCTTAGTAAAATAAAAGATTACTTTAGACGCCGAAGAATTAAACTTGCTACCGTTTCTCGTGCAAACTACGAGCAGGCAATTATTCACCAAGCATCAGTTGCGGTTCCAATGATGTTAGATACAATTGAAACGATGCACGAAAGTTTAACTATTCTCGAAGAACTACTAGCAAAACATAAAGAGCGTCAAAAGATCACTCAAAGTGAGAAGCATCCTCGCCAGTAATATCTTCAATCATAGATCGCCAGATTTCCAAATGCGGAACAACATATCCAAGTGTTAGTCTCTTGGAAGTATTAGCACAACAGTGATATAAGATTTTGTCAGGAGTATCATTAGTTCCACCGAAATATCCAACTTTACATGACCACCCCTTCGGATCCATCAATGTCACAACTTCTTTAGTAGTTGGATCTAGGTATCTGAAAAATCCAGCATCTTCTTCGCTGTTATATGTCAATAGAATATTATATCCTGCGGCATTCCAGTTGTTGTGCCATCCCATAAATCCATTCTCAGGATAGTATGTAAACACAGCATTGTTTCTTGCACCAAGATAATACATCAATTCTGTATTAGTTTTTTGTTGCTTTTCTCCATAATTCAGAGGAAACCATGGTTGTCCGTGTGCCTGAGACATATCAGTGCACCATGCAACTTCAGGGAATCCAACATGGGATTTTCCTTTACTGATGACATGGTTCATGTACTGTTCGTCAGTTGACGTAATATGATTAAGTCCGCCCTGACGTTGTTTCTGCATATCAGATGGTCCAAGAATTAGATCCTGATCTGTTTGTTCGAAAAACCAATCAGTATATGGATCTAAAATATCTGTAAGATCTTTAGATATAGAACTGGTAAATTGAATCATTTTGAAGTCCTTAGTCCACCAAACTGAGTGGTATTGTATAATGATAGATGACTCTCGGTTGTCCTTGTAGTTCTTCCTCTTTGTATCCAGAAACAAAGTTCCATCGAGCGTCTGGGTCTGGGAATCTGCCTGCCTTGACACCAAAGTCAAACAGATTCAATAATCTCCACATTGTGAATGTGTCCCACTGCAATGCAGATTCGGGATAATGTTTACGATCCCATCCAGGTTCATTTTGTGCCCAGTATTCATCGTACCATGCACGCATCATCTTTAGAGTCTGGGGATTGCTACGGTATACAAAAAGACCACAGTGCTCAGTCATCTCTTCAGTCTCAGACAACATAGTCAGCGCTGCATTGTATGGACGATTCGCGGTGAAGATTACGTCGATGTCGTCTGGGATCTGGTCAAAGATCTTCTGAATATCTTCATGCTCAACTTCCATATCACAATCCATATAGGTTGTTAAGTCATACGGAGTCTGATCGAGCGCCCACAACTTAGCACGTTTGTCACGAGGAACATTCTCTGTTATTATGTTGTCAAAAATCTGATAGTCATCTGGTTGCACCCATTCTTCATGTGTAAAGAATGTAATGTGTGCGTCGGGATAATAATCTTTTAATGAGATCGCAGAGTTTTTTGCTGCTCTATAATAACCTTTGCGGCGAGTAGCAACATACAAGAATCCATTATTCGGCATTCGTTTCTTCCTGCATCAGTAACATTACTGTATATGCAGTGACTTCCATAAAAGTCTTAGACTTACGAATCTTAGACTTTAGATCGCGATTCTTAGAGTTCTTAACAACATCAATCTCAAAGGCATCCAACTTGGCAGCGAACAGTTGTTCCTGTTGCATGCGAGTCTTGTCGACCTTCTGGCGTTCGAGGTTTTGCTTGATTTGTTGATTGCGATCTTCCATGCGTCGATCAGTATTGGCATCGATCTGACCGAGACTAAAATTGCGCAGGATTTCTTCGTAATCACGATTGCTGCCATCGTTCATGATAGATGCAGTAACACGCTTATTAGTATCTGGATAGAAAAACTCAGCAATGATATGCTGCTTTTCCTTATTTGCCCAATAAGGATTTTCGATCTTGCGTGAGACTACGGGTGAGGTGGTATTAATCAATTCAATTCTCCATTAGAAATAATATTCATACTACTAGTATATATAAGACTTACCCATAAGTCAATAGATTTATGCAGATCTTACCCACAAATATACGGTCGAGATAGTATCTTTGGTCGCCTGAACAGTCGCACCAGAATACGTTCCAGAGAACGTCTGGGAGTATGTTCCGCTGTAGTTTCCAGTATATGTTGCAGTACCGACGAAATTACCAACAAAGTTACCCGTAAAGAATCCAGTATAAAATCCAGTATACGTTGCAGTTCCCACATAGTTTCCAGTGAAGTTACCTGCATAAGTGCCGCTATAGTTTCCAGTATAAGTTGCTGGACCTATGTAGTTGCCTGTGAAGAACCCTGTATAATTTCCAGTATAGGTTCCAGAATACGTCGCTGGACCAACATAGTTACCGCTAAAGTTTCCAGTGTAAGTACCACTGTATGCTGGTCCAACGAAACCACCAAAGAATGGATTATAGTTGCCAGTGAATCCTCTGGAGTATGTTCCAGAATATGGAGCAGTACCTGCGAAATTGCCAACATAGTTACCCGAGAATCCACTTGAGTAGGTTCCAGAATATGGTGCGGTACCAACAAAGTTTCCTGTGTAGTTACCAGTGAAGTTACCTGTATATGTTCCAGAGTAAGGTGCTGGACCTACGTAACCGCCGCTAAAGGTATTAGAATAGTTACCAGAATATGTTCCAGAATATGGTGCTGGACCTACGTAACCACCAGCATAGTTGCCGCTGAAGTTTCCAACAAAGTTACCTGCATAGTTTGCTGGAGTAACTTGTTCTCTTGTATCTGTGGCGGAATTTCCGAGTTGAACCCATGTACCAGTTGCTACTGGAGTTGTTGCTTGGATCTTATATGTTCCTACGCCACTATCAATAATTCTATTACGGAAATTTGGAAGCATCTGTAGAATTTCACCAGAAGACATTTCCTTAACATCTTTGGTATCGATCAGTTTAAGTGGTTTCAGACTGGTGTCTGGAGTGCTAGTTGCGGCAGTTTTCTGCCAAAGGTATGTAAGAGTGTTACCACCATTCGCAACATCTGTCAGCGTATAACGAGAAACCCACGTACCACCTGACGGAGCAGTTGACTGCAATTTATATTGTCCCGCCGTATATGCAGATTCTGCAGTCATAGCAGTAAGAGCATAGTCTAGTAGTTCGGTATCAATTTCAGCATCCGACATTTCTTTAATTCGGTCAGTAGAATATTTGATTGGTCTGTTTGTAAGACTTTCAGCAGCCGCTGCAGTAACTTGTTTTGCAGTATATGTAACAGTATCAAACGCACCAGTTGCTGGGTGAGTTCCTGTTGCCTCTTGGAGATCGGTATCAACAAAGGTTCCGATAGAAGTACCAGTTCCAGAGTTATTTGTGGTGATATTGATTTCGCCTGTACCTGTACCATCAGCATTCGCACCAAAGGAAACTGTTAAGATATTAGCGACGTAATTTTTAATTTCGTTTACAGACATCGCTTGCAACCCCTGCAAATTAGCAGAAGATACAGGAGTCGCAGAAGATTTAATTCTAAGAACCATTTTTATGCCGTCCTAATCCACAGTTTAATCGTTGATACAGTTTCCTTCGAGGAAACAATAGTTGCTCCTGAATACGTCCCCGCATAAGTGTCAGAGTAGTTTCCAGTAAAGTTACCTCCATATGTATTCGTATAAGAACTTGTGAAATTCCCAGTGTAGTTACCAGTATACGTAGCAGGACCAACATAGTTTCCAGTAAAATTACCAGAACCAGTAAAGTTACCAGTGAAGTTTCCAGTGAAGTTACCAGTATAGGTTCCAGAGTATGCTGTTCCAGTAAAGGTTGCAGAATATGGAGTTCCTGCAGGTCCGCTGAAAAATCCTGAGTATGCAGGTCCTGGACCAGTATAATATCCAGCATATGCAGTTCCAGCGTAAAACACCGCTGGTTCAGAGTATGATGGACCCGCTGGATTTGAGTACGATGGACCTGCTGGGTTTGAGTACGATGGACCTGCTGGATTAGTACCAGATGGATTCGAGTACGATGGTCCTGGACCACTATAGTACCCAGTATATGCCACAGTACCAGTGTATGTAGTTGTACCAGTGAAATAACCTACATAGAATGCAGGGATAGTGCCGCCTTCACCTATAGGGACTTGTTCTTGGTATGCTGGTCCAACATAATTTTGCGGTGGACCACTATAGAAAGCGCCAAACGAACCTCCAGGTTCATTACCAGCAGCAAAATTTCCACCAAAACCAGTATATATGCCACCCGTGTAAGATGGACCTGGACCACTATAGAACCCAGTATATGCTGGAATCTGAAAAACATCAGCATATGCTGGACCACCAGGACCAGTATAAAATGCAGTTCCATTATAGAAACCAGCATATGCAACCGATCCAGAATATGATGGACCCGCTGGATTAGTACCAGAAGGATTCGAGTATGATGGACCTGCTGGTGTTGAGTACGATGGACCTGCTGGTGTGGAGTATGATGGACCTTCAGGTGCCCATGACCCACCAGATGAATAAAATCCTGTGTATGCTACAGGGGAGGAAAAAAACCCAGTATAATTGCTGGTGCCTACACTATAGGTTGTTCCAGTATATGGTGAACTATATGGAGGACCAGTGAAATTGCTGCTGAAATTGCCACTGAAGTTACCACTGTAAGATGGACCAGCACCTGTATATGTTCCAGAGTATGGAGAAGTTCCAACGTAGTTACCAGAGAATACTTGAGAGTAAGCGGGGCTTGTAAAGAATGCAGTATATGGTGGACCACCATAAGTTCCAGAATAATTCCCTACATAGTTGCCTACGTAATTCAGTGGAGAAATTTCTTCTCTGGTATCAGTAGTAGAGGATCCAAACTCAACCCATGTTCCACTTGCTGGAGCAGATGCCTGCAACTTATATGTGCCGACATTAGTATCAATAATACGATTGCGGAAATTAGGAACCAACTGCTCGACTTCAGCAGCAGTCATAATCTTTACTGAGTTTGCATCATTACTTTTCAGAGGTGCAAGAAAGTCACTAGGGGATGTGGACGCTGCAGTTTTTTGCCACAGGTAGGTTGTGGTATTTCCGCCGTTCGCGACATCGGTAATTGTGTATCTTGCTTGCCAAGTTCCGCCCGATGGGGCAGTTGCTTGTAATTTATATTGACCTGCTGTGTATGTAGATTCGGCAACAAACGCTGAAATGACAGTATCTAAGACACCATCAAGATCAGAATCAGTCATCTGACGAATACCAGCAGACCAAGCAATAGGACGAGCAGTAACATTTTCAGCAACAGCAGTGGTTACTTGCTTCGCGTAATATGTTACAGTATCAACTGAACCAGTAGCAGGATGCGTCCCTGTTGCTTCGGTTCTATCAGTGTCACTAAAGGTTCCGATAGAAGTTCCCAAACCAGAATTATCTGTCGTAATGTTTATCTCAGCAGTGCCAGATCCAGTTGTGTCTGTAGCAAACTTGGTTGTGATAACATTAGCAATATAGTTCTGGACCTCTGCATTGGTCAAAGGTTGCAATCCGCTGAACACAGCAGACGTTATTGGCGTCGTAGATGCTTTGACCTTTAGAGGGTTCATTTTAGTTTAACCTGTTACCACTTGTGTCGTAAACAATAAGATTGGTAATACGAAACCAATCTATCGCATCCTGCGCAACTAACTGAACAGAACTATACGGTGCTAGATTAACAGCAACGTTCACAGTTCCTTCGTCAATAACATCAGAAGTGTTTGGATAAATTTTGATATTAACTGCAGTGGTATTGACTATAGTAGCAGAAAGACCAGCAACAGCAGTTGGGAGTACAACCCCTTGGTTTGCTGTTGCTGTGGTAACAATGCTGACTGCCTTTGTAAGTGCAGTCGCACCACCCTGTGTAGTTCCTGCAGCAGTAACCGTAGCATCCACCGATGTGGTCAATGCGCCAGTTAATGTCAGATTACCAAAAGATGCGTCATTTCCAGATTGATACTTGTCTTGGTTGAGGTTGGTAAAGTTATCATCCACCTCGTTATTTGTTAAAGGTATGCCTTTGGCAGACCTCAGTATAATTGTGCTCATGCTTTCCTACCTTCATGATTGTTGAGAAATTGTTTTAACATAGATTTAATTTCTGTCAATTCGTCTTTAAGCATACAAATCTCAGTACCATATGACTTCATTTGCTGAAGTCTTTCTCTCTGAGCATTGTATGCTGCTAATGCATTTTTGTCATTGGAGACAATTGCTTTAGAGTCTCCATCTCTAATGTATTTATTAGTATCTTCAAGAGCAAATTTTGCCATATTATACCTGCAACGCAATTGCTCTTAGTTCCTTAAACTTAGGAACAATAGAACTGTTGTTAGAGAACATGACAATCTTGATTGCCATTTTATTATATCTGGTATAAGTCGCACCTGAATTGGTGTATGTGAATGCACCATCTTCTACCGCACCAACTTTATTTGCCTTTGGTATTTTATATTCATACTCAACGAATCCAGCAGCGGCAGTAGAACTTAACGGCGATGCGCTCGTCTCTAGTTCCACCCAGTCAAGATCTTCAAAGTTTCTAGAATCCGATGGATTCTGCAACTTAGCATATACTCTTGCTGAGGTTCCTGATGGCAGATAATTGCTCAAATAGACCTTCAAATCTTCTGCGTCAGTTTCAAGATTAACTCTGCGTGAGATATACTTAGAACTTGCAGTGCCATCGTTGGTGTCTTCATCTGCACCAGTGTCAGCATTGATGTGATTAGAAATACAAATTAACGAACACTTTCTGAGATCGATTACAGGAGAAACCGTGTCCGTCATAGTCTTCATACCGAAACGAATGTTCAGTGACTTACTACCACCAAGATCTGCAGTCTCGTTAGATTTCGAGAAAATTGCAGCCTCGGTTAGAATGTCATTTGTTTCACCAAACGTCAGACGATCGTATGTACTTCCTGCACTAACAGCGCCAGTTGCAGTTTTAGCATAACTCCAGACACCCGTAGTTGGCGTGAAGTCCATATAACCGATATTAGTCTGGATAGAGTTAATCAGTTTATCTTCGACTTCAGTAACTGTAGTCTTGATTATTCCATTCGTGATTGTATCTGCTGCAGTAAATACACCTGCCTGAACAACAACCTTCAGAACATTATACAGAGGATCATATTGCTTCACATAACCAAAATTGGTCGATTCAGATCCTAGAACGTAAACCTTTTCACCAGCAGCGAACTTGGTTAGTGAAACCGCATTATTAGAAACAAGAAGCATCTCTTCTGAGAGCGCAAGATAGTCATAGTTAGAATTCTGGAACTTGGCAGTCGAGATAACTGATGTATCAAAGACTGCGCGATACAGAGTAAACTTCATATCTTCTGCTTG